ATTAGCAGCGACAGGTTCGTGCCCTAAAATAAAAGGATTTGTTTCTGGATTAATTAACATTGTTAGACCCTCCCTATGATCTTGTTGCCAGAGCAATAAAATGGCTCTGAGTGTAGTTTGCCCCGCCTTTGTATGGTGTCAATGCTGTTGCCCTGACAGGCTGACCGTCGACCCGCATGACGAATCTGAATACCGACTCGTCATACACAAACCGAACATGGATTGACATGTCGGACTGTATGCCGCCCTTCTCAGCAAGAATATACCCGCCGCTAAGGTCTGCGAATATAATGTCGCCCACAGTTCCCAATGTTGCCGCCTGCTCAATTGCAATTACAGGCCTGCCGAACAATGTTCCATACGGCTGACCCGAAAGCCCGCCAGCAGGCATGTATATCGGTATGCCGCCAGTGCCGACCGCAAGGCTCATGGTGAACAGCTGCGGTTCAATATTCTGATTGATAAGCCACACGGCATTTGGCCTGCTTGAAGCAAACATGCGAGAATACATGTTGACCACGTTTTCAGCCATGATTGTAGCCGCCTTCTGCCCTGTTTCCTTTGCAACGCTCACAAGACAACCAGCATTGAGGATGCCCAAAGGCTGCCCCGCACCTGTTCCGTTGATTATTGCATCGTCGAGCAAAAACCCGAATTCAGATATAAAACCCTGTTGAATGTAGCCGCCCAATGCTGCCGCATCCTGTAAAAGTTCATCGGTTGCATAGCAAAGCCCGATCAGCTTTTTAAGGTTAAGCTCAATCTTGCGGAATTTCGGCTTAGTTGCCGTCTTTTCGGCTGCTTCTTCTTCCCAGTATCCGAGTATCCCGCCCCAGCGTGTGCTTGCTCTGCTCGTTTCATCAACGCCATTGATCTTCATGCCGTTTGCGACGCCGCTTATCGGCATACGTCGGCACTTTGAAGCAAGTATGCCTGTTTCGAAAACTTGCTGGATCAATTCAGTGCTGAAGTCCTGTTGAACAAGAAACCCGCCGTCTGAAGTTATCGATTCATTTAAGCCCGACGCTGCGGCATTGAAAAGCCGTGGATCTGCATGGCCTCCGGGCTGCCCTGCTCGCATAACTGCGAACATCTGCTCACCAAAAGAGCTGAATTTCTCTTTGTCCTTAATCTGGACACTGAGCGCGGGTCGTTTTGTTTCGTGGGTCACGGCGGCTTCCGGTTTTTCAAGTGATGTCCTGAGCCTTTCGTGCTCATCAAGAGTAGCCACGATATTCGTAAGCTCTTTAATGTCGCCATGAAGGTCTTTCATATAAGACACTTCCTCTGGAACCGGGTCCCTGTTTTCGCTGGTGCATTTGTCTTTTACTGCTTGAACTTTGTCCATCAATAATTTGATGTCCTCTCGATACTGGCTTATTGTTTTCATCTGTTTTGTTCCTCCTTTTGCTGTGCTGTGTAATTCGGTCCGATGCGCCGCTCTGCAATGCGCACAGGTTTTTTGGCCACATTATCTACCTTCGTTTCCTTAATAGGCGCGGCAACATCCCGTTGATCCGCTTCAGGAGCAACATCCCGTTGATCTCCCTTATATCCTTCCATAATGATAGATTTAGCCATCTGTTCTGTGCATCCTCCATGTTCACGAAGAACACGTTCCAACTGCCTCGCCGTGGGCGTCTTCTTATTGTCTGCTATATTTGCAGGAATATTTTTGAATTTAGCTTTTGCCATGGCAGGGATAAACTTCGCGCAAGCTGCCATGTCCATTTTGCCAGCTGTCTCGTCGATGAACCCATATTCAAGGGCTTCTGAGGCCGTCATCCACGTTTCAGCGTCCATTAATTCCTTTATTTTGTCCTCTTCCATGCCTGTTTTGTTCGCGTATGGCAGAATAATACTGGAGGCGGTCTTATCCAACAGATCGGCCATTTTGCGCATCGCGTTCGCATCTCCCGCCTCCATTCCCCAGGGGTTATGGATCATATAGAAAGCGTTTTCCGCCATGATCACTTTGCTCCCTGCCAGGGCGATTACTGATGCTATCGATGCCGCAAGGCCGTCTATGTATGTCGTAATTGTCGCTGGGTGCTGCAAAAGTAGGTTATAAACGGTTATTCCTTCGAAAACTTCGCCGCCCATGCTGTTGATGTGAAGATCAATCTTGGATGCCTTTATCGCGGATAATTCTTTCTGGAACTGCTTGGCGGTTAAGCCTTCGCCTGTCCACCAGTCAACGCCTATCTCTTCGTAAATCCAAATTTCCGCTGTCTCCGAGCTGGCATTCTTTATTTCAAACCATTTCTTCATGATCTTTCCTCCGTTTTCTCCCCTTTTTCGCCTGTAAAGTCATTATTGCCGGGTTGCGGCGTATTTTTCTTGTTCAGCTGCTCCCTGACGAGCGACAAGGGCACCATGTTCATGGGTACGAAATACTCGTCCGCCATGGGGTCATCGATAGGATCCATGTCCTCTTTTTCTCGTATGTCATTTGGGGAGATCCCGCCGACCTGGAACATTGCCTGATAAAGTCGGGCCCTGGTTTCCGCGGATCCGCGCAATAAACCCTCTACATTGTGCTTGAAAAAGAGGTTTTGCTTGATTTGCTCATCCAATGTGAGTAGCTGCGTGTCGTATTGCTGCTCGAGCGTGACCAGCCAAGGAAGAATGGAATCAGTTACAAAAGAGATTTGTTCACTCTCGATGTTGTTGAAGGATGACCGCGACAAGTCTTTCAGCTTGTGTGGCGGAAGGTTGAACCATTGGGCCATTTCGGTGATTTGAAACTGCCTGGAATTGTGAGTTACGATTCCGCCCGTTATATGGGTGTGGCATCCAAAAACTTCAATCCCTACCGTTTCACCTTCTCCAATTTCCTCAATAGAAACGATGCGGTCATATAAGAAGTTTTCTTCACGGTAACAGGTTGGCTCCGCCTTTGAATATGCCTTTAGCCGTTTGGCCTTTTCGGTGTGCGCTGAAAACATAACTTCAGAAAGGAGCCTCAGTTGAGATAGGCCCATAACATAGAGCCCCCATGATGGGAGGTATTTGCAAACCTTCCCTGCAATCTTCTTTGCGCCTCCGGGACTCATTCGATATATTGCGGATTGAATGCCGAGCATGGCAAGTAGGTGCTGGCATTCTTGAAGCATCTGAAGGCTCGTGCTGCTCCAATACATTGCCGGTGTCTGTTTTCCGCCTTGCTTGCGGATACTACCATCCGTATCAAAGTAGCCACTGAGGAATCCTCGCCATGCATCCCGGCCACCTGAGACAACGGATTTCGGAACGGTTTTCATTTCCGAATGCTTACCGACTAACCCCGAATCGTTAAGAAGTGTTCTTATAGGAGAACCCTTGCGCCCAGCTTTCCCGTTGGTGATAACCGAGTAATTATATTTATTCCCTTTTTGGACTATGTTTCCCCCGATGGACTTGGCCGCTTCTTGCATATAGGAAACAACCCCGGCATCTGCATTTGTAAAGCTACAAGCCGCCTTCCTGATATATCCATCGCCAGCCATCGCGCCGAGAAAATACGCTTCAAGAAAAGTCATGTTTTGCTTTACGGGAGGGATTTCAAGGCACACCCTAACGTAACTGCCTATTTTCAAATCTTTTATAAGCGTCCATTTCTCCGGATTTTCCTTCGGGACCCTGCCTCCGGACGTTCTTAGCTTATCAATTGCCAATACGGGATGATCTTCCGACGCTGTAAGTTCCCTCCCGCGAGCGGTTTTAATTTTAATCAGGTTTTTAATGGGTGGCTTTCCGACTGCCGACACGGGATATATCAACGCCTTATTGTGCAACCAGCCAACAATCTTATCGTTTACCCGTATATCTTTAGCGGCTTTTCTCGTACCGTCCGCCATCGTGATAAGCGTTTCGGGAACTACGCATTCAAGGAACTGCGATTCTTCCGGCGCAATCGTCATCTTTTCTATCTTCATGGCCTCTTGCAGCAACATCAAACGATGACTGTTGCCAAGGCTGCTATAGGTTTCCGTAAGGGCAGTTTTTAAATTCTGATGGCCTTCCTGTGTGAGGTGCCCAGGATGTGATACGATAATGCCTGGATGAGTGCCGTTGCTGAAATACAGTGAGCCAAAGGTCTCCATTGCCATTCCGAGGCCGATAGACTTCATTGCCATCTTGACAATCGAATATCCGACAAGGCCGTCATAGCCCAGGCCGTGCAAGTGCAGGATTTTGTCTGATCGAAGGGTTTTTACCTCGCCATCGACGGTAATTTCGTAGATTATTTCGTTGTTTTCCCACTTCGGCTTTACCCGGTGAGGCGTGATAGGCCAGAGCTGAATTACATTGCCATAGCCGTTCCTGACAATCTCCGCATACCCGTTGCCCCAGGTGAGGATATGGGCCATGAGCACGGCGCGCAGTACCTGGGCTGTCATGAATGGGTTAGCTTGTGCATAAAGGACGCGGAAAAGGGGATGTTCTGAGGCTAAAACCTTGCGCTTTGCTGTCTTTCGCTTAAGATGCAGAGGTAAAGTGGATATTATACCTGAGTAGAGATTGACACCGTTCCAGAACGCTGAGTAATTGAGGGCTGTGGATTCATCGACCTTCTCGCCGGACAGGGATTGAGAACCGCGCAAATTCCAGAGGGACGTGTCCCAGGCCTTTTCATCTGTGACCGCTAAGTTCCAAAGTCGTTTGATTTTCCCAAATAACCCGTTTATTTCACTTCACCCTTCCCTCATAGCAAAGTGCTGCGTTAATGTTTTTGAAGCGTATACGGAATATTTGCAGATAAGGGGATTCTTGTCTAACGACATAGTAGACTATTGTCTACTATTGAGACAGTTTTTTTAAGCGGGGGTATGGTTGAATTTCTCTAATGATTTTCTATTGATACGAATTATCTTTTTACTAATTTTCACTGCTTTCAATTTTCCGCTTTCAATCATGCGGTAGATGGTGGCCCGACTGACTCCAAGATATGTGGCAGCTTCGTCGGGCCGGAAGAGGTCTTTCTTCGGTAAAGTGGTCATTTATTTAACAACCTTTGTCTTTTTGATAAATTTGTCAAAAGCGGTTGCGCATTCTTCTCGCGTTGGCATCTTACGGTTACCCATTTCCTTTTTTAATCCTTCGGCGGCTTCTATTAATTCATTGGCAGTTTTTGCTCCCATGTGTTTTGTTAATCTGATTTCATGCCTTGTTATTGTCGCTAATTCGGCACCGTATGCTACATTTAAAACCTCCAAACAATTAAGCAACCTGGATTTCCATATGATGCATTCGATAGGCCAATAATATTTATTTGGCTGTCGTAATTGATATTGTTCTATGATGGAATTGTTTTCTATTTTTATCCTATCCGATACAATCATCTGCCGTAATTTTTTCATTGCCCGGACACATAGTTGCTGCGCCCTTGAGCCTGTAAAATTGAATTTAAGGCCAATCTGGCTATAGCTATACCCCTTACTGCGCATTTTTAATATGGTTTCCTCTCTCGCGGTAAGTCGAAATAGATAAATACCGATATTCTGCATTTTTAAAAAATCATTATTCAGCACATCTTTTATTTTTCGCCCACGGTACTCTATCGGCTCTGATGTCAAATTGTCGCCTCCTGTGTTCTATTCTGGATGGGATACCAGGTCAACCTTCTTTTTAGCGTTATTATTCTCTGCTTCCTCTCTTCCTCATTCGCTCTTTCTAAGGCTTTGGCCATCATAACGTGCCACTCAATCATATTCTTAGGCTTCGAGTGGTAATCTGGGCTATATAACTCTGGAAGATATTTAATTGCCTTTTCCATATCATCATTTTCCATAATGTTTTCCCTCCCCTTTCAAAATGCCATTGATTTCTTTATGTCCTCTGCTGAGAGACCTTCATAGGCCGATACCGGTTCAGTATCGCTTTCCAGCACGCCCGCAGCCATAACCGCAGTGATGGCACCGTCTACGCGCCCTATCGATTTCCGCTTGGATATTTTTCTATAGCCGTCGTCGTCTTCCTTGACGACAGCGTTCGCCATGCACCACGTTTGTACGGGGTTCCCGTTGTGCTTTATCTCTTGGTTTACGAGCCACGCTTCAAACTTATCGATAGCGGGGGCCATACTACGGGCCTCCTGTCCGAAAGGCATCATCTTTATTCCGGACGGACTGTCAAAATTCCAGATTCGTTTGTCCTTATCCCACTTGCCAATAGCTAAGTCGATGTCTGCTTTTTCGGCAAACTCAATAAGGTCGGCCATCCTGTTCCGATCGTAGGCAATGCCTTGTATGTCGTATTTAAGAGAGGTTTCGCTGATGAATTTAACGACCTGAGTCTTACTAATCGCCCGCCCAGGTGACACAAAAAGGTGTCCCTGCCTGGCCCACACATCATACGGGACGTGGTCGACTTCCGACTTCTGCCGTAGTCCTTCCTCGGGAACCCAGAAGAAGGAAATGAGCCGGCTAACCGGATCGTCGGCTGTGGGCTCAAATATCAGAGCGTAGGAAGTTAAATCCTGTACGCTGGAAAGGTCTAGTCCTCCCCAACATCGGCGCCCTTCAAGAAGCGCGTCGTCATATTCTTTTTCCATACAGGCCATCCATGCCTCTGACGATATCCATGGGTTTTCCGCATCGGTCCAGATACAGAAGCATAGGCGCTTGACCGTCGCCATCTTGGAGGCCATCCCTTTTGCTTCCTTGATCTGTCCCCTGATGTAATCGTACCCCGGGATCCCAGCATCAAGGGACGGATTGACCTTAGGCCATAGGCTCTCGTCGATCAGATAGTTGTCGTCGGCAAGATCCTCTTCGTCGAGACTGCAAATGTAAGCGAAAAACTCATCGTTCTCTATCTGCTCGCAAGCTACTTTTGTGCCCATGTCGTGATACTCCCAGCACACAGAGGTCTTGTCGTAGCCTGAATTGGTGATCATGAACGACAAGGGCTGCCTTCTGAACTTAAATCCGGCGCGCAACATTTCTATGACCGTACCGTCCTTGTGTTCGTGGATCTCGTCGAGCAATACCATGTGGGGCCTTGGACCTGACTGTCCTTTTTTCTCTGAGCTGACGACTCGGAAAAATGAGTTGTTTTTCTGGAATGCAAGATTCCATCTCATAGACCCAGTTCCAGACGCGACCAGGCGTTCTTGTAGCTTCGGAGACTGATCATAAAAAGCTATCGCATCACGGAATAGAACCATGGCTTGATCTCGATAGGTTGCTGCGGCGTATATTTCGGCTCTCGGTTCCTTATCAGCCACAAGGCCTTTTAAACCGATACCAGCTGCGAGGGGTGACTTTCCAGATCCTTTCGGAGTTTCCACATATGCCACTCTGAACCGCCTCTGGTTGTCGCTCTTACGTTTCCAGCCAAATAAAGAGCTCACTATGAATGCTTCCCATGGCAGAAGGATAAACGGCTTTCCTTCGAATTGTCCGCCATTCAGCAACAAGTATTCTTCAAAGAATCTCATTGCGTCGGCCGCTTCTTCGCTGTCGTAGCGGTATGGGTAATTAGGATCCTTTTCTTCCTTCTCCCGGTCGTTCAAATGACGTAAGCAGGCACCGCGAACATAGGGCCCCGCCGGTATCTCTCCCGTATTGACGGCCTCTGCGTACTGCGTGCCTCTGTCAATCAAGGAGATTGTCTTTTTCTTTCTCGCTGCCTGTTTCATCTTCAATGCCAAAATTCCCCCTATTCGAAAGTGGAGTTAAATAAAATGCCTTGCAATATTCCAGGAATTGTTTGCTATATTTGCGCTTTAGATCGGACAGCGCCGACTCTTTAAAGCTCTTGGTCTCGACGCCTTCCTTGTTGTCCCATTTATCGTCGATCTGCAACAAAGATCGATTAGTTCCGTCGATAGCCATGTTTATATCCTTCAATCTGGAGTGAAGATCGCAGAGCTCCGCGAAAGCATCCTCAGATAACACGTTGAGGTGTCCACGAGCTACCAATGTCGGAGCGATCTTATCCCAATAGGCCGTAGCTATCTGGTTGAGTCCATGAGGGCGATTGATTGAGCTTGAGGGTATTCTGACGCTTCCCGATAAAGCCTTCTTTGTTTTCTTACCAGGGGCGCTACGTAACGAATTTTCATAGTTTTTTTTGCATTTCTTGCTACAATATTTTTTCTTTGTGTTCCCTTCAAATTGTTTTTTGCAGATCGGACAAACTTTAATCATGACTCTCCTGAGTGCGGTTGGCAGAAACTCCTGAGTGCAGTGATGCGAACTCGCC